AATCTTAAAAGTGATTTCATTCTATATCTATCTCTCCTTCACCATTACAATCATCGCATTTGACCCAAGTTTCTTGTTCTGCAAGGTGATAGGGTACAGATAAAAATTTTCTTCCTTTGCAGGTTGGACATCTTATTCTGGTATTATCTCGTCTTTCCATTTGTGTTTTAGCCATTTTTTCCCATCTTTTAAAATAATATTATATTCTCCCCAGTTACCAACAATCTTATCCCCTGAATGTCCATTACTAATATTAGTTAATTTATTAGTATAATTGTTTAGTATAGCGTTGTTGGTGGTTAATAGGTGGTTATCGCCTGAGACTTGTGCTTGAAATTTATCGTAATTACTTATCGAAATGATTGAAACTGATGCGTAAGGGTGGTTATCATGTGGTTTGCACTTGGTTACTCTTACATCAATCATTCGTTTTTTTTTCAACCTTTGTATAAATGACCTCATAGTTGAATATGGCATTTTCCATATAGCTGCATTTTTTCTAAGAGGAAATATTAATTCACCTCTTTTAACATAAATCTTATTATCTATAAACCTTAACTCTCTATTGCTATGTGATGCGTTAGATACCATATATAACCATATTGCTGATTCAATAACATTATGAAAAGCTGGGTGTTTCCAAACTTTGCGCCATGCTAAAAAAAATCCACTATTCCTCATTGATTGCTTCTAATACCTTTTCCAATAATTGTTTTTGTGTTCCATATTTTTCTTCAAATGCTTTTGGTGTAGCATGAACTGAAAAAGAACCTTGATGATGAAATTGACACAAAGGTATAACTTCATAATTACTTGATTTTTTACCCATGCCGAGACCAGCATATCTAATATGATGAAGATGTACTAAGCTCATACCGCAAATGATACAACCAAGTGCTGCAACTTTGCTCATATGCAACTTTTCTTGTTTTGATTTATAAAGTTTCTTCTTCATATCTATTAAAAAGTTCTTCTTCAGTTATAATTTCTTCAGATAATATAACATTTTTTAATTGTGAATTATATTTTTGATCTACTGTAATCAATGTATCATTATGACAACCACCATGAGAAACAATTAAAATTTCTTTTTTTTCCTTATAAAAACCTGTTTTTTGTTTCTTTCCATTTATTTTCATTTCAAAAGGCATTCCATTAGTATTCCAACCAAAAGATATACAATAACCATTTGGTTTAATTATTCTTTTTATTTCGTGAGCATATCTTGAAAATTGTTTAATTTTACCAAAACCATCATAAACTTCGTTTATTTGATGTATTGAGTATGGTGGATCAAATAATATGCCATCAACAGAATCATCATCAAATTGCTGTAAAAATTTCAAAGCATCTAAATTGTAGTTTGTATTATAAGCTGAATTTATGTCATTTGTAATTAGACGATCTTTGAAAATACTATCATTTGCAAAAGGATCAATCCATTTACCTTTTAAATATTTACAAATTAAATCTTTAACTGGTTTTATTGAAAAAGTATTTTTATTAGGCATAGCCCATTTTCTAACTATTTTCGTTTCCATACTACACACTCCCTTTTGTATTTACTTAAAACTCTTTTGTTTGAGTCTATTATTTTTCCCTCTACTTGTAGTTCTCGTATTCTCGCACACACAGAACTTAATGGTATTTCCATTTTATCTGCGATTTGATGGTTCGCAAGTGGATTATCAAGCAATAAATCATAAACTTGTTCTTTTAATGTTAGCTTATTTTTTTTTTTATAATAAGCGTTTTTGCTTGTGTTAGATTTTTTTTGGTATGCTTTATAATTAAATAAATTAACTTCTTCCATAATATCCTTTCGTTTGCGAGGTAGGCAATTAAGGGAAATGCCTACCTCAAGTCTTTCGACTATGTTTAAACAAAGGGTTAGGTGTCTTTAATTCCTAATCCTAAAAAGGATATTAATAAGTTATATTATTAATAATTTATCTATATCCTTCTTTGCGAATCAATACAATATTTAGTATCTAATATCAATACTTCTACTAATAATTGCATATTTTATAATAAATCATTGAAAAATAAGGTTTTTTTTAAAATATAAATACAACTAAATACTTGCATTTAATTTACTCACCTGATAGTTTTGTTTTATGTTTAAAAAAACAAAGGAGAAAAAAATGAAAATAAAAAATAAAAGTAATAATCTAAAACATTATTTGGAAGATCAGAAACTTATGAGAGGTCTTCAAAGCAAAGAATTTAAAGAGTTCTTAAATAATTTTGAGAATATTTATAATTCTATGGAAAAACTAGGTTGTTTTAAAAATTTGAAGGGAGATAAATAATGAAACATAAAATAACATTAACTACCGAAGAATGTTTTGAAGTAGTTGAAATATTAAAACAACATATTGAACAAAAAAATGTAGATAAAGATTTATTATCTGCTTTCAAAAAAATAAATATAAAATGCTCTGTTGATTATTCAAAAGTAAATTTTGACTATGTTATTAAAGACTTTGAGCCAAGAAGGAGAAAATCTAATGCTGATATTCAAAGGTAAAGCAAAAAATTTAAATATTAGTAAAGAACTAGAAAAGAATTTTGGTGTGTACTTCCATCCAAAATGTACGTTAAATCAAATACATAAAATAGGAGATGTTTATGCAACTAAACACCATAAAATCTCGAAACCAAAATCAACGATACTTCAAGTTGATAGAAAAGGAGAATATTTTGAAGAATAAGTTGAAAAAGCTTAAAGAGCAAAAACAAAATATAGCTTATAAAATTGGTATCGAGAAAATAAACGTAATATAAAAAAAAGGAGAACAAATGATAAAAAGGATATTAAGGTTAGGGATATTATTGTCTTTACTGAATGCTTGTGTTCCAAGCATTGTCGTAGATACAAAAGGAAGATCTGGAACTTTTGATAAATCCAACGCAGAAGAATTAACTAACGATAGAATTATCTGTAATCAGATTGTAAAAGAAAATGTCAATCTTACTTATGATTATTCTAAATTTGCCTGGAAGAAATATATTGAAATAGCAACAATCGGTTTAATCAAAGCTGATGAGTTAAAAGCAAAAAAAATTAAAAGAAATTGTCTTAAAGGACGTGGACATTCTACTTTAGATTAATATGCAACAACGTAAAATATTAAAACTTCCAGATTCACAATTTGACTATGAAGCGGTTAAGCAAAAACTAATTGATGATATTTTCAATATTATAAATTCATCATGGGATAATAGTTTTCATAACAGCGAATTTGATAGTAGTTCACTTTATGAATTAGCTGAAATTGGTTTGAAAAGTATGACTTTAAAAGAACTACAAAACTATTTTGAGAAACAAAAGAAAATTTTTAAAAAAAATTATGGTTACGATTATGATCCTACTGAATTTAACGGAAAAGATATACCCTTATGAACAAACTTTATTGTAGCCGATGTCAATTAGAACATAAAAGAGTTGCATATTGTAACTTTACTTCAATGTACAATAATTTCTTTTTATGTGTGAAATGTTGGAAGATTGAATTTAACAAAATAAGCGAAAAGGAGAAAAAACTATATGTATAAAAAACAAACAATTAAATGGTTAGAAAATAAATTGACAGAATTATTACATGAATATTCTGTTTCTAGCCAAGCTAAAAGAAAAATAATGTATTATAGAATTGTTGGTAATAGATTAAAATTTGCAAGATTAGTTAAGAAGAAAACTCAAAAACAAATTGCAGATCATTTAAACGTAACGTTCCAACAAATCCAAAAATATGAAAGAGGTGTCAATCAAACACCTAGTTTCAACATCATGAGTATATGTCAATATCTTGATATAGACGAAAAACATATATTCAAATACTTTAAACAAAACAAAGGAGAAAATAATGTCAATTACAAAAACAACAGATATACACAATAATCTTATTGAGTTTGATCCAAAGGCAAAGTATCAAAGATACAAAGTTAATGGAGAACCAAAAAAAGGTGTTACATCAACCATAGGCAAAAGATTTGCTGGTGGTGGTCTTATGTTCTGGAAACAAAATGTAGTTTTTGAAGCATTGAGACAAACATTAAAAAAACAAGGACAACCAGTTGATATGATTCAACAATTAGAAGATGCGGTAAAAGCTAGAACAAAAGAGATAGAATCAGATGCAGCTAATATCGGTACAAACTTTCATTTAATAGCAAGTGATTATATAACTGGTAAAGAAGTAGTTACACCACAAACAGAACCTCTTAAAACAATGTTTGAAAAATTTAAAATGTTTTGGGACAAACAATCTTTTAAAGTTATTGAATCTGAAAAGACAATCTATTCAAAACAGCTTGATAGTGCAGGAACTTGCGATTTAGTTGTAACTAAAGATACTTGGACAGAGAATGACAAACCATTATATGCTTTGATGGATTTCAAAACTTCAAAAGATTATTATGTTGATTATGTTATACAAGAACATACCTACAAAAAATTATTTGAGGATTCAACAAATATGAAAATATCAAAACTTGCAATAATAAATGTGCCAAAAGAACCAAGTAAAGATGTTGAAATTAGATATTTTAAAATAAGTAATAAATATCTAAAAGCATTCAGAGCTTGTCAATACTTGGATAAAATTGAAGCTGATTTTGCAAGTAGAACAAAAGAATGGAAAAAACAACTAGCGAAAAGGAGAGCAAATGTACAATAACAAAAAAGAACCTTTTATAGGTTTAGAAGTATATTTAAACGAAACTGGTAAAAAGCCACCAAAGTTTGAATATCAAGCATCAAGCAAAACTTCATATAGAGATACTTTTACCAAAAAAAAATATTTTATAAGTCAATTTGGTAATTGGTTAAATGAAAAACACGTTCAAGAAAAATTTAATCAAGGTTGTGAACTTAAACTTGGTTCTGTTGATGTTGAAAGTGATGAGATGCCAAAGTATGGAAATGCCACAAAGCAAAGAAAATTCATATATTATTTTGTGAAAAATAATTACAAAAGAAGTTTTGACGGCATGAAACCAATATCTCAATCAATGCCACAATACACACCAACACAAATGACAGAAGCTCAACCAGCAGCACCAGAAAATTCTCAACCAGTTAATTATCAAGATCATAAAAAAATACATGAACTTGATGATGATCTAGATTTCTAGGATATAACATGAAACACAAAGAAGATTATTTATATTTTAACACAAGAAACCTCATATCTGATTTGAATAAAAAAAGTGATTTGATGAATCATTATTACGGAATATTATTGGAAGAAGAAAAGAATATGAAAACACTTCAAGCCAGTTTATATTTTGAAATAAAAAAAACAAATATGAAAGCAACTGTTAAAGAATTAGAAAACTTAATTATTACTGATCCAAGATGGCTGCAACAAAAATCAAAAAATATAAATGCTGATAAACTTTATCTACAAGCCAAGACAGATTATTATAATAAAAATACTGAGATTACTTTGCTTCAAAGTGAGCTTAAAAGAGAGCTACAACTACAAGGTAGGGATAAATGATTATTTTTGGATACCCATTGAATACAAATAAAATATTGAAAAAAATATCGAATATTTATAATCAATACAAATGTTGGATCATATCATGCTTTATTTTAGTTCTGTTATTGGTATTAATATTTTAATGTATTTAGATAATGACGTTGTATGGGATTTGCAACAAGCAATGTCTTTTTCCCTTATGTGGTTGATAGCTTTGTTTATTTTAAAAAAATATATTTAGTGCTTAGTAAATTTTGTGTGGTCTGAATCTTCATGACTTTTTAATGGTCGAAACTTTACCTCATAATCTACAACTTTTAAACCATGAGATTCAAATTGTTCAATATGTTTTTTGCTCTCCTCAAAAGTAGAAAATATGTCCATATATATTAAAGATATAATTCTTCCTACTTCTTCGTTAGGACTCTCTATAAAAAAATCTGTCTCGCAAATTATGTATTCTTTCATATTTCATTATTAACACAATTTATCTAATATATAATTACTTTTTTCCATTACGGAATATCTGTGTTCCTTTGATACCAAAAATACTAGCTACAACAAGAATCCATAAATTAGTGAACCATGTCGGAAGTGTGGAAAAATATTCAAAAAAGAGTTTTACTTTATCCATTGCTTCAGGATCATCGCTTATAACTGCCCAAGCTAAAACTAAAATTGGTATAGTAAGTATAATTAAAACAAATTCATCTTTCCAATCTGATTGTCTAGCTTCTAATAATTTACCTTGATATTCAGCTTCACCATTTGCCATTTTTTCAGCATGACGCATTTGTGCGTCTGCCATAAGCATTTTAGTTTGTTGCCTTTTTTTATAAATATGGCTTCCAGCTTGTGCTGCTAATTTTATTGCATTGATCCACATTTTAATTCTAATGCCAGTTCTGCATAATGCTTGATTTTTTCATATCTCTCTCTATCAGATTCAAAGTTTTTTTTTCTTACTGCATATTTTACAATATTTCCGTCTATGAAATCTAATTTATGTGCTAAAATTAGCTCTATAACGTCTATTTTTGCGTTCTTGTAATGTTCCCCACCTATTTGCTTATCTAGTGCTGAACCACGCTTAAAACGCTTAATTTTGCCATTTAAAGGGTATTTTTTATCGGTCATACCAATCTTTTTATCCATAATCCCTTTTTATCAAGAACACAAGGTATTAGTTTAGGTTGTGAATCAATAACCATACCACAACCCATTATAAACTTAGTTTTGAAGTTGCGAGAGTATCGAAATGCCATGTGTGATTGTTGTATTAAACAACCAACTTGCATACCCCACATAAGACCGTCACTATTTGCCCAATATTCTATTTTAAACTTACTATGAAAATGTCCTTGCACTACACATTGAGAATTTATTTGGCTAACTTTTGCGACATCTGCTGAAATACCATGTGTAAATAAACATCTTTGTTTATTAGGTAATGTGATTGTTAAATTATCTAACCATTTCCATTTATTACTTACACCAAGAAAATCATTATAATCTCTTATATATGCTTTGGGTATCCCATATTTTTTGCTTCTACGATAAACTAAACTTGAATGATTTGAATCTAATAAAATCATTTGTGGGAAGATGCTTTCAAGTTCTTTGATTTTTTCTTTTGCCATTTTAAGCTCATCTCCTGCACTTGCTAAATCAGGGTCGTGATCATGAAATGATAAAGCATGACAATCTATTTCATCACCTATGTTTATTACAAGTTGTGGTTTGTATTCTTTTTTGATTGCTTTTAAAAAATCAAGAGCATCGACTCTTGAATAAGGAAAATGTAAATCACTAATTACGAGTATTCGCTTCATAATTATCTTATAAGTTGTTTTAGAATTTATTGCAACAATGCAAATATAAGATGAGTGATTGCTATGAGAGTGCAGCTCCATAATACTTTTTCTGTTCTGCCAACTCTTAGTGATAAGTGATAAATGTGATTATCTCTTAGAACCGAAATATCCTTTTTTAAAAGTTTTAGTTCTCCGTGAAGTTTTATAATTTCTTCTCTGTTATTTTGTGATTTAGTTCTCATTATTTTCTTTTACGACTTTTTCTTCTTAAATCAAGATCATGTTTTCTTGACCCTCTTAAAAAACTATTAACCCTACCCATGCTCCACGCTGCCATTGAAACTCTGCGAGAACCTGCACTTAAAAAAGCACCTTGTCCTCTACGATATACTTTTACTAAAGTTCCATAAGTAATGTTTTTTCTTGTTTTTGCTTTACGTCTTAAAGTAGATTTTACAGCAGATGATAGAGGTCGTCTAAATTTTGATGCCATTATGCTTTTGTTCTCCTTCTTAATAGGTCTCTTGGTATGAAACCACCTGATCTATAAATAGAAGAAACAGATTTGATAAGACTTGCTCGTCTTGATCTTTTTGCACCTTTAAGTCCTGATAAATATTTTTTTGGAAGTCCTGAGTCTTTATCTTTTGGTACTTTTCTTCTTTTTCTTTTTCTTGCCACTTCTTCTTCTCCTTTTTTTCATAGAAAATTTATTAATCATTTCTCTTAAAGTTGTTGATGTAGTAAATCCAATCACTTTCCTACTCTCCTCATTGCAATCGTATGTGCTTGTGCAAATGTTCTTTTTCTTCTTCCACCAGCACCACTCATTAATCTTGCCATTGATCTCATGTGTTTAAGACTATGGTGTCTAGCATGAGATCGCATGGTCTTTTGTTGTCTCGGTGTCAGGTCTTTAATAATATTCTTTATTGATGCGACCTTAACCATTATTTTCTTTTTTTACCTTTTCTTTTTTTCTTCTTTTTTTTCTTTGGCTTCATCATTCCGCCACCGTAATGTCCAGGCATTATTTTCTCCTCTTTTTTTTGGTTTGTTTTTGTTTCTTCAAAATAGCTTTTTGTAAAGCCATCGGAAGTTTTTTTTGTTTCTTAGTTAGTGCCATTGTTTCTCCTAAAATGGTTTATATTTTGTTTTACCATTTTCATCTTTATAAGCAATTAAATTAGAATTACGTCTATCTGAAGATTTGTATGAGCAATGAATCCAACCACTATTGGGTTCACCTTCTTTATAAAATTCAAGTATTAATTGATCATATTCAAGATTGTTTTTAATCCACCATGCAAGTTCTTTGTTATCCATACCCCATATTTCAAAATCAGCAGCTTCTCCTTTTGCATGTTGGCTATTTATGCTGCTACCAATAGCAATACATAATTCAGCAGTTCTAAAACCACTTGATACTAAAATAGGTTTTTCAAATTCTGATCTGATTGGTTGTAAAATATTTTGACATAATAATTTAAGATTATCTATTTGATCTTCGTTTGGATTGTTTGGTATTCCTTTTCTTACTGCTGTTTGTGATTTAGTAAGTTCTGATAATGTAAAATTAGCTGATAATTTCATAATTATAACTTAAGGTTATTTTAAAAAATTCATTATGGTTTTGTTGGAAACTCGTAAGAATTGATTTCATTAACAGTTGTTAATCCTTCTGTTGCATCTCTAAGCGATTGTCTATAATCAAGCCATTCTTGTTTTTTTTCATCTGTTAATGGTGCGTTTGGTAAATCTGTCCAATCACATTCTTGAAGTAAAATATTTCTTTTAATTCTAAAACCAGCTAATCTTTTTCCAAATTTTGCATCATTCATTTCTCTTTCATGTTCTTCTCTTGCAGAAATCTCTGCTGGGGTCATGTCTATAATAGTGTTATTAATTTGTTTCTTCATTTTTTCTCCTACGATAATCCGTATAATTTTATAGTCCCAGTCGCAATGTTCCCGCTATCAAAGAAAAATTGTATTCCAGTAAAAGCAGAAGTTAATCTTAATGTGTTGATTCCATATCCTCTTGAAAACTGCTCATGAACAGCAGCATGAGTGTAATTAATTTCTGTTCTAATTAGTTTTTCAAAAGTCGTATCTGATGGATTAAATATATCAATAATTACATTTACACAATCTGAATTAGCGTTTCCAATATTTTCGCTTGAATGATTAAAGTTCCAAAAAGATTTTGATTCTTGATTATCAAATTCAGCACTAGCATTTCCAGTTCTTGAATGCTCTACTATACTAAAATATGAAGAAGAACCCGTGTGAGCAGACCCACCTACAATTGCTCTGCCTTGTAAATCAACACCATCATTTGCTGGGTGTAGTTGAGTAAGGATCATTTTGTAATGCTTATAAGTGCTGTCCATACCAGTAATAGAAACTGTTGCAGCGTCGCTTATATTTGTTGTACTAATCAAATTCATAGCTCCACCGCCAGGATCGGTAAAAGATAAAGCACCTGAACCGTCTGTTTTTAAAACTTGATTAGCTGATCCATCAGCATTTGGAAAAGTTAATGCGTCAAGTACAATATTTCCTGAACCATTTGGTGCAATGGTGATATTTCCATTACTTCCATCAGTTATTGTTATTGAACCTGAGATCTTCTCTCATCTCCTCTTCCTCTCTTCTTCCCT